CTAGCGTGGGCACGTGCCTTTCGAACCAGGCTTTGGCTTCTTCGACGCCTTCTTCGACATTCTCCCACTCCTTCTGGGACCACACACTGGTCCCGACTTCACTGGGCTTCCCCAGCAGCAAGCGCGCCATGATCGCGTTGACCTCCGTCAGCTTCTCGTGGGCATCGAGCAGGAAGATGATCCATCCCTGCGCGCCCTCTTCCTTCTTGAGGCGCGGGCCCCACTCCCGCCACCACACCTGCCAGTCCTCCACGAGCGGCAGGACGGCAGTGGAACCGTCATCCTGCCGCGATAGGAGGCGGGCACGCTGAGAGTCGGGGACGATCATCAGTACTTGGGGCGCATATGCTCGTGGAACCAGTCGTGCTGACCTGGGCCCGGTCGATCCTTGCCTCCAGGCATGGGCATGTGCGCGTGTTGGGGCTGCCCCGCGCGGGGTTTCGTCGGCGTCGCGGGGCCTCCTGGGCCGACCCGCACGGGGCCCATGGCCGCCTTCATGGCGCCCGCCATCTTCTTGCCGTTCGGCATCGTGTGCATCAGGAGCCTCCTGATCCGAGCAGGCCCTGGAGCCGCCCGGCCGTCTTGCCACCCTTGGTCAGCAACCGAGCGAACCGCTTCGGTTTCGCCGATGCGAGCGTTGTGGTCGCGCCGGCCAGGTCACCGCTCGCGAGCGCAGTCCGCACGGCGACGCGCTGCGCCGGTTTGAGGCCCAGGTTCAGTCCGAGTCCGCGACTCGCCGTATTCGTGGTTACGCCGTCCGTGGTCGTCTGCCCGCCAGGGGCCGCCGCCCGCACGCCGGCATTGTACGTGCCCGCCGCCGCCGCAGTCTTGAAGCCCCCGCCCGACGCGAGATGCTGCTTGAACCAATCATGCTGTTTCCGCGGATTCATGTCGTCCTCCTTATTGTCCGAGTTGCCCGCCCGCGTTCGGGTTCGCGGGCGCGAGGCCGCTCTGCATGCCCGAGTTCGCCTCGGGACCAGTGATGTTCTGAGGACTCGCGCCGGACGATCCGCCGAGCGCCGCATCCAACTGCCCACCTGCGATCGGTTGGGCCGGTGGCGGCTGCATCTGTGCGGCAGCGAGTTCCTCGCCCTCGAGTTCCATCGTCTCGGGATCCACCCCCGAGTTGAGCATGATCTGATCGAACAACTTGCCGTAGCTGTACTTCGTGCCGAAGTAGTCGGCGAACTGCTGGTTGGTGCCCAGCAACTGGAGCAGCACCATCTGCTTCTGGAAGTTGCGCTCCCGGTTGGCGAGCTGCCGCAGACCGCGCACCTTGAAGTAGGTCTTGTGCAGCACCTGCCATCGCTCGACCGGCTTCATGGCGACCAGTTGGAGCATCTTCTTCGCGCCAAGGATCTGTAGGAGTTCCTCCTCCAGGAAGGAATCGCTCCACTGGATCACGATCCGCCACGCCTTCTCGAACAGCGGCTCGAGGAAGGTATCTTCGAACCGCGCGGCGAAGCTCTCGTAGAGCGACCCCGACGCCTGCATGGCGCTCACGATCTCGGTCGCCTTGACCTGTTTGTCGGGGATCGTGCCGAGCTTCGTGTCGGGCACGGCGAGCCCGCTCTGCACGTAGCCCTCCATGCGCGCCAGGCCCTCGAGCGATAACTGCGGCGCTTCCCCGTTGTCCACGCGCTCGTAGAACTTGGCGTTCAGCGGCGCGTTCGGCTTGAGGACCGCCGTGTAGCCTTGGGGCATGCCCTCGGCCACTTCCTCGGGACTCTCCATGATGTCGGGCCGTAGTTGCCCGACGCCCCACGCCGCGCGCATCGCGCCGTCGAGGAGGAGGTTCACCAATTCGCACGACGCCCGCCACATGGGCACGACATGGTCGGCCAGCGCCTTGTGTTCCTGGGAACCGGGGACGCGGATCAACGGCGCCACGATGAACGGGCGCGTGCCATCCCAGAAGGGATTTGGGGTCGGCGGCCGAATGATCTCGTCTCCGGCCCAGCTCCAGAAGCAGTTCTCGTGCAACACCTCGCCGGTATACTCGTCGATGACGTTGCCCCACGCTTCGAACACTTCGATTTCGAACGGATCCGCCCCGACCGTCTGCTCGCCCGAGGTCTTCGACTTGTCGTAGACCGAGGCGCGCGTCTCCTGGGCGCGGCCGAGGAGACGCTGAATCGCCGTCGCGTCGTACTCGGGGTTCGCCAAAAGCTCGTGGAGTTGCCGGCGCGTCCGGTGGATTTCGAAGTTGTTGGCCTCGGACGGATCGGGGAAGAAGTCCTGGTACGGGATCAGGTCGATGGCCAGCCGCATCTTCTCGTCCGTGTCGACCGCCAGCGTCTCGCCGAGGTAGTCGTAGGCCGGATAGGCGCCCGTGAACGACTCAGCGCCCGCTGTCTCGGCGGCCTCGTCCAGATCGGGCTGTACCCCCTTCATGCGATAGCGCCGACGCACGGTCATCACCGGGTAGATTTTCGCGACGATGCACGGCTCGAGGATGCCCCGCTTGCAGGCGTCACCGACGAACGACTGGATGCCGCACCCCGTCTCGGCATGCGCGCCCGGCCGATACAGACGGTCGAGGTAGAACTTCAGCAGTCCCTTGATCGTATCCGGTGGGAGGAATGGGGCTCCGACGCCGGCCGGATCTGCCGACAACCAGTCGTCGGAATCGGTGAGTGCCCGCTCGAATGTCCCCACGATCTGCTCGACCGCGATGGGGAACATCGGCGTGCATTCGCGGCTCTGGAACGCGGCCTTGTGGCTCCAGTCGTTCTCGCAGCGATAGGCCATCCAGTTGGCGTCGTTCAGTCGCTGACGCGGCTTCCGGGTCGTCCAACTGCGATGGTAGTACCGCTTCGAGATGGCGAGGACTTTGTCGTCGAGCTCAGCCATTCCCTGCAAATCCGTTTCTCACGCCGAGTCGTGACCGGACGCCTCGGTAGCTTGCCGGGAACGTGCCGCCCTTGACGTTGGAGATGTACTGCGGCGACTTGATCGACTTGAGCGCCGCCTGGCGCATCTGCCCCAACGTGACCGTGGGCTGCACCGTGCTGATCCAGTACCCGAGTGCATCCGCGCCATCCGAGCGCCGGCCGCCGATCTTGTCGATCTTCCCGTTCGGCTTCCACTTGGAGCCCTCGAGATCGTCACGGAGGTTCTCGCAGTGCGGCGCATGCTCGAACTGCTTGGAGCCGTCCTCGGGACGCAGCGCCAGGTTCACGGCGGCCACGCGCTCCGGCACGGGCGGGTTCGTGCTCGGGAGGTGGTACCGGATCGGAACCGGGTAGCCCGTCATGTAGCTCTGGAAGACGTGGAAGTTCGACTGCGACGTCTGCACTTCTTCGCGGCGCCCGGTCGTGTCGCCGTAAATCCAGAGTTCGGCGCCGTGCGTAGGGAAGCGGGAGCGGAACTCGGCGGTCATCGACGCGATGTCCGACCGCTCCATGCAGATCTCATCCACCACCCGGAACATCCGATTGACGCGTTGGCCAACCAGCCATACGCCGTTCGACGGGTTGAAGTCCATCGTGAGAACCAACGGCAGATGTGGATCGACCTTCGGCCGACGCGTTCCGTCAACCATCGGCGCAAGCTCGTAGTTCTCATGGTACTGGCGGTCGTAGGCTGCGTAGACCGGCGAGCCGCCGATCGTAGGCAGCAACTCGCCCAGGATGCGGATGCGGAACTCGGCGCTGCCCGGCGGATACATTGCCGTGAGGCGGTCTTTCTCCTCCTGCAGGAGATGGGGGTTGTCGGTGAGGCGCAACGTGAAGATGTCCATGTGCGGACTCTTGACGTTGCCGCCGCACTCGATCCACGGCTTCACCTTGCGATTGTAGATCCAGCGAATGCCACCGGGCACGCCGGGCGGTGGCAGAATCGTCGCCGCGCCACGAATCCACAGACGACGCCCCGCACCGACGCGCAACGTCGACTCCGTGTAGACGACTTCCTCGGGTACCTCGTCGAAGCAGATCAGGTCGACGTCGGCGCCCTGGAAGGCCAGCGGGCCCGACTCACCCGTCTTGAAGATGAGGATACTGCCGTTCCGCAACTTGCAGGTCTGGTTCGTGATGTTCCAGTCCTCGATCTCTTCGTCGGGGATCATCACATCCTGCGTCGCCAGCGTCGCCCCGTTGTGAAAGAGCTTCGCCTGTAGAATGTTCCGCGACATGTCCCGATCGAGGCTGACCACCCAGATGCGTTTGGGCGTGAACGCCGGCAGGGCGACGCCGACCAGCGCCACCAATCGGGGATCGAAGACGCCGAACCGGGCGTACGTCGCGGCCAAACCCATCAGCCACTCGGTCTTCCCAGATCGGTTGCCACCGAAGGCCCACACTTCCGACTTCGCACTCTCAAATCCAGCGCACTGATTGGGAAACCAGACCTTCTGGAACAGGCCGTCCATCTCGCGGCGTGCCGCGAGGACATCGGCGGCCTCGAGGGCCGTGCGAAGAGGATTCAGCATCCGAGTACCCAGAGACACACCACGATGAGCAGTGCCATGGCCGTCAGCGTCATCACGGGTGCGACCCACATCATGCAGTCGGCGGTCGTTTGGTCAGATAGACGTGGATGTCGTTCACCACGTTGACGTAGTGCCTGATGGCGAACGCGCGGGCCTCGTCCGATCGCGCTTGCCATTCTGGAGCCATGGCCCAACTGTAGGAGAAATCGAAGTCGCAGGTGATGTCGTAGTGCTGCAATTGATTCTGCTCGCGCCAGCCCTTGTTGAAGTAGAGGAATGTCGACTCACTGATCGCCTGCTTGTGCGTCGGATCCTGCCAGCAGCGCACGTTCGCCCAGTAGGGCGCGATGAGGTGCGCCGTGCCGCCCGGTACGAGGATACGCGACAGCTCCTCCATGAACGGGATCAGGTCGGAGACATGCTCGATGTAGTGACTGGAGTAGACGCACTCCACCGACTCATCTGACCACGGCCACGGGTACCGCTCGAGATCGTGCAAGACCTTCACGCCATCGAGCTGGCGAATATCCACGCCCGTGTACCCCTCGCGGGCACTTTGACCGCATCCGAGATCGAGCTTGATGGGTTCCGCGACTACCTCAATAGCTGCCGTCTTCGCCATTGCGTCGTTCCCTACCACGTCATGTCCGAGGTGGCGCAGTAGTGGCCCACTCGCACATGGTTGGCGCTGGCGAAGCGATAGCCGAGTCCGCCCGCGTTCTCGTAAAAGTACAGATCTTGCGTCATGGCCTTGAGGCCCACCCCTGGGATGAACTCTTGCACGGTGCGGAACCAAGGTCGGGGAATGCGCTCGTCCTTGAAGATCGACAGGCGGAAGAGGTTGAAGCCCATGCCCAGTCCGTTGCACCGCTGCACCGCGTCGACCACGGGCACCTGGGGCATAAAGTTCCGCGGTGTCACGCTGGGGTCGCCGTAGATCATCGGCTGGCCACCCTCGC